TGAGTGATTTAAGAAATCAAACGCCATCGACCACTTACAAAGGTTTACTGCAAGTCAATGATTATAGCAATGGGGTAGATGCTACTTCTAAGTTTGTGCAAGATGGTGAAGGTACTAATTCCGCACTATCAATTTCGACCACAAAAGTGGGAGTGGGAACTTCCTCACCATCAGCACCCTTGGATGTCACATCGACAACAGGTGGTGTAGTATTCCCTAGATTAACCACAACCCAACGGGATGCAATTAGTAGCCCGACCAATGGAGAAACTATTTATAATACTACCACTACTCAAGTCGAATCCTATAATGGATCTAATTGGGTCGCAGGTGGTACTACAGTTGTAGCGAACAATGCGGTTACATCTAATTCAATCGCTAATGATGCAGTAATAACTGATAAAATTAATAATGATGCAGTAACTACAGCAAAGATAGCAGACGATGCTGTAACTCCTGCTAAATTAGACGAGACTCAGACGTACGCAGTAGATGGTTTATCATCGACTAGTAATATAGCCATAACGAGAGCAGCAGAAGGGCCGGGGTTACGATTAACTTATGACGCAACTACAGACGAGGTCAGAGACATCTTTGTAGATTCTAATGGTACTTTTCAATTTAAAAATGTTAGCGGTGGAGGGACTCAGGGCACATTGATGACATTGGATGATGATGGTAATCTTGATGTTACTGCGGGTGTTACAGGGACTAATATTGTGGATTGTACTGGTAGTCTAAATCAAGTAGTTCGTAGTTCATCTTCTGCTAATCTAGGTTATGTTATAATGTATTCAGGAGGCGAGCCACTTAACCAAAAACGTGTTAACCTTGTCCCTGACAGTGGTAAGTTTCTACTATCATGGGTCAATGACGATACAACCGCAGGTTACAATGTACAATTAGACCAAGCAGGAGGTCACTTTCATCCGGGTACTACAGGGTTTCAAGATTTAGGATTAACAGGAAATCGTTGGGATGATGTATGGAGTAACGGTACATTCAATGGTTCTGACCAAAATATTAAACAAGACATTGAAGACCTCGATGAAGCTGAAAAACGAGTAGCTACTAAGTGTAAAGGTCTTATTAAGAAGTACCGCATGAAAGATGCTGTTGCTAAGAAAGGTGACGATGCACGTATCCATGTCGGTATTATAGCTCAAGAGTTACAAGCTGCTTTTGAAAGTGAAGGATTGGATGCTTTTCGTTATTCAATGATTGGAAGAGATACTTGGTGGGAAGGTACAGATTCTGAAGGAAAACGCGATGTAAAAGACGAAGCTACAGAAGGTTATATTGAAGTCACTCAAATGAGTGTTAGATACAACGAGCTACTAGCGTTTATAATCGCAGCAATGTAATGATCTATCTCCTTTTAGCACTGTGTATTTTGTCCGCCGGATGTTCCTTTCGTTCGACCTATCCGACATTAGGAGCAATTGCCGGAGGTGCGACAGGAAGTCTTGCCGGACCAGGAGGTGCGGCACTCGGTGCGGGCATAGGTGCTGTAAGCGGAGAAGCATTAAAAAATGCAGATGCACTCGTAGAAGCAGAAGAAACAATTGAGGCTTTAACTCACGGAGATGTGAGTGCCCTAGTCGCTCAAGGAATGGCCGAGCATAAGAGTGGATTCGCTGAGTTCACTTCCTACATAAAACGCATCCTTATCGGGGCGGCAGTAGTGCTTGGATGCTATCTAGGAATACCTATTTTCGTGGCCAAAAGATGTGCAAAAACAGAAGTCACAAGATCCACCACTCGACCTCCCTTTCCGAGACCTTCCGACCAAAAATGAAAAACTTAATTCTACTCAAAAAGAAATTTGAAACACTCCCAAAGCGTGGAAAAATGATTACGATCTTCGTAGGCTTAGTGCTAGGCATTATCGTCCTCGACCTATTGTTCTAATGATTGATCGAGTGTCAGTCGCAGGATTGGGTGGTACATTAGCCACCTTTGGACTTTCATCCCTAGACTCATTATTTGGATGTATCGCAGGTGTGATCACCATTGTCTACATGAGTATTAAGGTTTGGCAGGAGGTTAAGAAGAAGTGAGTCGTTACCGCTCATATGGCAAACTAGACGATCCATTCGTGACAGAAGGGGACACCTTCTTTCTGCGCATGAATGCGCGTCTGCGACCCAATCAGTTAAAACCTGGTGAGGTAGCATTGTCTAAGAATGGTCGGATGAATGATGATGGGACTTGGCAACCTCGCAAGGGACTTAACACTTTATTTGGATCGATCACAACAGGTGAGGATGCGATTCGATTGCCTTACATTATTTTATCAGCATCTAGGTCTGATGATGTAGTCACAGTTGTACTAGATGATAAGCCTAGCTTACTTTTTGTCATAGGAAATAATTTAACAATCGCAGGATTATCTTTCACGGGTGATGATCCTAATGGCACATTTGCATTAACGGATGTAAACTTTAACACTCACACAATCACATACAATAGTGTAGGTGCGAATGAAGTGTTTGAAACTCTACCTTCCAATGAGTTTTGGAATACCATAACCACAACCTATTTAAATCTTACTGACACTTGGTTTTCTTACGCTCAGGGAGGCACAACATCGGTTGCTCAAATGGGCGACTCAATACCTACGACAATAAACTACATTGTAGAAGATGCAGTAAGGGCAAGCAATGTTGTTACGCTCACGCTAGAGGAAACACCTTCATCCTTATTTGCTGTTGGCAAAACTGTTCATGTGGATGACATTGATGCATCAATTAATGGTAGTCACACGATAACAGCAGTTAACGCATCTGCAAAAACAGTATCTTTTGCAGATACAGGTGCAGATACCACATTTCCAACTAATCCCAATACCGTGGGTAATACATCAGTTGCATCAACAATGCAGAACTTTACTCTGAATGACGATGCGGTTAACGGAGTTTTTGGATCAGCAGTTTATTCTGATGCAACATCTGAAAATGATGACTTTATATTCTCAGCAACGAATAACCTCTGTTTGATTGTAAGATTAAAAGATAAAAAACTTTATAAATGTAGGTATGAGGCAGGAGGTGAGACAGTCAGTGGAGTTGTGGGCATGTCTCAAGGGTTTGATAAAATGTTTATTTTTAGAACTCGCAGAACCACACTTTCAGCAAGTCCAAAATTAAATCGCTTCCCAATTACATCAGCATCTCAGTCGGGTCAGACAATTAGTCTTATAACCCTTTCAAATCATGGACGAAATGTTGGTGATTTTGTAACTTTAACACGATTGGGAAATTGGGAGTTTGACCCGAATGACTGTTATCAAGTGACAAGTGTACCTTCATTAAACGAATTGACAGTCACAATGGAAAACTCACAGACAAAGGTATTTAATGTGAGTGGGGCACAGGTTGAATTCTTTGAAGATTTTACAAGGGTATCAAATGGAGCATATACAGCACCTGTATACCTCACAGATACAAATACAGCATCATCTAATGGTGTAGTGACAATGGATGTATCATCGCATGGTTTATCTATAGGGGATGTGGTAGTAATCCAAAACGGGGCATCTCCGTTTGATACTTATGAAGGGCAAGAAGTAAGAGTTACTAGTGTACCAACTGCCAATCAGTTTACTTTTAACCTTGATGTTGACGATGCTACGAGCAAATCCGTAACAGTCACTCGTCCACTTGCAATCGGTAAAGGATTTATACACCAACCTGCGGCTCCTTTTGGTGAATTTCATCAGCGTAGACTTTGGGTTCCGTATCAATACACATCTGACACTTCACCAACAGATCGGGGAATCAGAGATGAATTGGTTGCTTCAGATATCTTTGACTCTGATACTATTGATGTTATTGGAAATCAGTTCCGTGTATCTTCAGGTAAAAGTGATTTTATAGTTGGCATACGAGGATTCACGCAAGATTCAGTAGTAGTATTTAATCGTAAATCTATTCACCTAATGACAGGTGTCAGCGGATCTCTTGCCGATGTGAAAACTACTCAGGTCACAGATGAGGTGGGGGCAACTGCTCGTAAATCAATCGTCCAGGTTGCGAATCAAATAATGTTTCTTTCTGATCAAGGGATATACGGAATAGAATTTATTGATCAGTATAACTTGCGAGGAACAGGAACACCTTTATCAGAAACCATTCAACCTTTTATTGATAGAATCAATCAAGATTTTGCTCACTTGTCATGTGGAGTTTATTTTAATAACCGCTATTGGTTGGCAGTGCCACTAGACTCTCAAGTGGGAGCAGGGGATGCTAAGCAGCTGAATACTATTTTAATATACAATTTTATTAATCAGGGATTTGAGAGTATTGATAGTGTAAACTCTTCAGACTTTGCAATACGCGATTTATTAGTAGCTCGCGAAGGGACTCAAAATGCACTTTATTTAACCACTATTGAGGGAGGAGTCCATAAAGTAGACGCACTAGAAGGGAAAGATAAGGTTTCGCAAAGAGCCGGAGAACCACTTGATAATGACCTTGGTATTGATGTAATCAGTCAATTAACAACTAGGCAATATGATGCCGATTCAATGGATCGTAAAAATTTCAGTCGGGCAGAATTTCAGATTAAATCAACCGATACAAATCCATCGGATGGGGATATTAGATTTATAACAGAAGATCCCGATTCAACATCAGAACCTGTAAAGCTAAAAACACTTCTAGGTAATGAGCTTAACAAAGCAGAGGAGGCATCAGTTAGGCTTCGTGTTAGAAAGCGTGGATTTGCTGTTCAGGCAGACTTTCAACCTTCCAATGGTAGACCTTATGTTCGGGCTACAAAAGTGGACGCAAGAATCGCAGATCGATCAACAACTTCAGTTCAATAGGAAATAAAAAAATGGCTATACTAAATACAGGACAAGACTTTGCATCGGGTGACCAAGTCACTTCACAAAAACTCATGGATATTGTGGATCTTGCAACATTTGATGATCCATCTGATAATACAACTATACAGGTAGATACTAATACTAAAAAATTAAAAGTACCTGATAACGGAATTACTTCCAATGAATTGTTAAAGGATGCAATAGATAATAATAATCGTGCAGTAACTACGGATCATATAAAGGATTTAAATGTCACAACTGCGAAGATAGCAGACGATGCGGTTACATCAGACAAGCTAGAACATATAAATAATTTAAATGTGTTGGGAAATGTCAGCGGATCAGTGGCCGCACCCGTGCCTGTTGAGATAAAGGATGAGGATGATTTTGTTTCTGATTCAAATACTGCCCTTGCCACTCAGCAAAGCATCAAGGCATATATTCAATCGTATGTTGCTCAACAGGTTGTATTGTCTGATAAGATAGTTGCCTCTGCTAGGATTTCATCCCCTGGTGGTGTCGTTAATATTAATAAGAGTCATGGGTTTCTAGACATAACTAGACAGGAACAGGGAGTTTACAGATTCAGATTCGACCCTGCTCAGCCTGATGATGATTACATTGTAGTGGCCACTAGGACTGATCCAATTCCTGCTGAAGGCGATTGTGTGGTAACTAATCAAACTCAGGGATATTTTGAAATTAAAAGTAATTTTGATGACGATGGTTTAAATGACCCTGCCGGATTAAATGTTATTGTTCTTAACTACACTTAAATTTTAAGCCCATGAAAAATAAAAAAATCAAAGATCCATTGGCACAGGCCGCTAGGCTTTTAAACGAGAATGCTCCCGAAGGCGAGTCACTCG